ACGTACAACTGAAGGTACATTTGAAGCACCTACAAACACTAAGTTTGTTGGTACATTAAACAATGCTATGAAAGTGTATGTTAATACATATTCAGCCGACACAACCGATGTTCTAATTGGTTACAAAGGTTCAAGCGAGAGTGATGCAGCAGCGTTCTACTGCCCATACATTCCTCTAATGAGCTCTGGTGTTGTATTGGATCCAGCAACATTTGAACCAGTCGTATCATTTATGACACGTTATGGTTATGTTGAGTTGACAAACACAGCTTCATCTCTAGGTAACGCAGCTGACTACCTAGGTCGTGTAAGCCTAAGCAACGTAAGCTTCAAGTAATTCGTTACTTAAAGTAATACAAGTTAAAGGGCACTTAGGTGCCCTTTCTCTTGATCAGCTAAATAATAATGTCTAATATGTGCTTGCCTAAGAGCGAGACTTATGCAGAATCCCTCTGCGTAGACCTAGAACGTCATATTTAAGGAGAAAACAAATGGGACGTCCATTAAACAAAAAATATTTTGCCAACACTAACTATCAAGATTTTGGTACAGCAGGTGTTGGTGGTGAATCTGTAGCCAGTGCAACAGCACCAGCCGGTACATTAGCAGATTTAGAAGTTGGTACATTTACAATTCCAGCGGCTAGTATTACTGCTCCACAAATTACAGGTGGTGCAAAACCAGTACTACAAGTAGTTGTAACTGGAGCAACAACTTATACCGTAACAGTAGTATCAGCAGGTTCTGGATATACATCTGCACCAACTATCACATTTAACGGTTCAATTACAGGCGGCAGTGCCTCAGGTAGTGCTACTCCTGTAGCAACACTAACATCTGGTGCATCAGCTCGTCAGAACGGTATTAAAGCGGAAACACAATATGGTTCAGGCGATTCCGAAATTTTAACCGGCGACATTATCAAACAAGTTAGCACACGTCGTTACAAAGTACAAACAAGCCAAGCTACTAGTATTTTCAAACTAGTTACAACCGAAACTAAAGGTGAAGGCGAAATGAGTATTATGGCTACTGACAGTGATGGAGGCACATATCTTGTTGCTAAATTAACAGCACGTCACGCGGTACTAGTTCCAACAGCTAATACACACGGTGGTTCAAGTAGTGCAGGTAGTCAGTATGTTAGTGGTGCAGTTGCTAAATGGACATTTGGTTCAGCAGTTGCTCCTAGCGGCAGCAACATTGGTACTGTAACTATTCAGAATCAATAATTAAATACGGGGGCTTTGGCCCCCAATTAAGGATTTAGAATGTCTAGAATATTAAAAGTTAGTCAAAGTAACTATCATGTACAAGTGACCCCTAACGGCACTATTACACTTGATACGGGTAATGAAACCGGAACTGTTATAGTTACAGGAAATTTAAATGTTCTTGGCAATACTACCTATATAAATGTAACTGATTTACAAGTAGAAGATAATATTATTTTATTAAACAGGGGCGAAGCTGGTCCTAGCGGTGTTTCAGAAATAACATCAGGTATACAAATACAAAGAAGTGCTGGCAGCGAAAGTACAGAATTCCCAGACGCTCAGTTATTATTTGACGAGTCGGTAACACATTATGATCCAATAGCTGATGATACTGTATTAGGAACATTTGTTTTTAAAACAACAGACGACAAGCTAGTAGGTATACAAGCAGCAAGTCTTGGAACAGCACCGGGATCAGATCTTTCATTTGATTTACAAAATGATACTGATGCAGTCTTAAAACTTGTTAATGCTACAAATTATGAAGATAGACTATTTCCAGTTTCTGATCCAACAGGCAACAACTATCTCACAACAAGAAAATTTGTAACTGATTACGTACTAGCAGATGTTTCTGGAATGGCTGTAGTTGATAAAATTTATACCTCATCAGATTTATTAGATCCTTCTATTGCGTTTAGTATTGTTGAGACTACAAATACTAACATAAAATTTTCTATTAAGACATTAGGAGACAGTCTTCCTTCTTTGCGAGCTAGTATTACTAGCACGGGATTAAACGTTGATAACGTTAACATATATCAAAACACAGTTAGAAATACTTCAGCAGCTGATCTTATACTAACGGCAACTACAAATTATATTGAAATAGATTCAATTTTAAAATTAGACGATCAAACAGCGTTTGAAACATCGGTAGCTGGCCGTACAAAATTATATTCAAGATCAAACTTAACAACCCTTGCTCAAACAGCAGGTAGGACTGGAATATTTTTTAGCAATAACATTGCGTCTGACGAATTAGTAGCTAAGAAGAGAGCATTGTTATGGAGTATATTATTTTAAGGAATAAAAATGGCAATAACAAATGCAACAATAGGAACAACTACCGCAGCAATTTACACTAGTGCAAGCACCAACGGCGATGCAATTACTTCAGTAATAGTTTGCAACACAGCAGAATTTGATCCAGGAAATCCAACAGCAGGTCAAGTAAAATTATTTTTATATGCTGTTCCATCTTCGGGCTCGGCAACAACGCCAGCATCCAACACAATAATTGTTAATGGACTTCCAGTGCCTGCAGGTGAAACAGTTTCTTTTGATCAAGAAAAACTAGTATTAAGTTTGGGAGATATGTTAGTTGCGAAAGGTGACATTGCTAATTTAGTAGCAACAGTTAGTACATTGGCGGTATAAAATGAGATATTTAAGAAAACAAGTTCTTAATAGACGATCACTAAGCGACAGCAGATTAGCCGTAGACATTACTAACGGCGTAGTAATGAACACACCTAATAATATGTTGATGCCTAAAGGAACTACAGATCAACGTCCAATTAGTCCAATAGTAGGTATGATGCGATACAATACTGACACTAACGAAGTTGAAGTGTATGAAGGCGCAAGTGCAAGTTGGAGAAATATTCGATATAAAGAATCTTCAGGCATTGTACAACAAACTTTAGGTTATGGTGATGCTGTAACCACATTCTTTGGACCTTTAAACCCAGCACCACCAACGGTAGTTGCTAATGGTAACACTTGGTCTGGAGCAAATTTAATTGTAATCGTTGAAAACGTTTTACAACTACATACAACAAACTATACAGTGGTTAATAATCCAACAATAACGGGAGTTACTTATTCCGGTGATGTTAGCGCAGATACGCTAGTAGGAGATAGTGTTTTATTTTTTGATACTTCTACAGACCCAATTTATGTGTCTGTTAATATCAGCGGTGCCGCAATTACAGGCACAAATGTACCAGTGGGCGCAGTTGTACAAAATTATACAGTCAACGAAACCAGCCAACTACTAACAGTTACAATGTCGCTACCTGCAGCAACACAAATTGACAGCGGTACAGTTATTAACATTGTAGACAGTACAAATACCGGGTCAGGATATTATTTGCAATTTGGATCGCCAGTACCGTACGGCAAACCAGTGACGGTACTACACGGTTTTGACCAGTAAGGAGTAAGGAATGCCAGCATCAGGCGGTGGCGGCGGTGGCCCAATATTTCCAAGCCCAGAAGAGCTAACAGAATCGCTAGGCAGGATTAGCGGTCCTTTACTTTCGGCTAATCTACTAAGAAATGGCGTAGATCTAGCGTTCCACAACAATTCTGAAACTGATAACCTCTTATACTTAGATGTAACAAGTGGATTTATTGGTATTAATACTGATGCACCTTCTCAAGCGTTAACTATTAACGGTTTTTTTGACACTACAAATTTAATAGTTGACACACAAGCAGAATTAGGAAATATTGTATTCAATACTTACCGAATACAAGATCCTAGCGGACAAATTAATATTGTTCCTAATCAATTGCTAGATCCTAAAGTAGTAACCAACCGCATAGGAACAAGCAATTTAAGATTTAGCGATCAATTAATTGAAAATATAACATCTAACAGTGATATTATAATTCAAGCCAACGGTCTAGGAAGAATAGAATTTACCACAACAAATGTTGATGTACAGGGCAACCTACACGCAACAGGCAACATTACATTTGATGGAGATGTAACTTTTGGTGATGCTAACACAGACAACGTAATAATTAACGCTGATATAGACAGTAATCTAATTCCAGATGTAACTAATCAGTTTAATTTAGGTGCTGTTGATAAACGTTGGAACAATGTTTATATTAAAGATATTGTTTCTACAGAAATAAACTCTCAAGAGTTAATTGTAAACAACATTAACTATGTATTAGAGCAAGGCCAAACAATTTATGTTAGTCAAGAAGGTATTGATGAGAACTACGGAACACATCAACAATCAACATTTAAAACAATAAAGCACGCTCTAAGTCAAGCTCAAGCAGGAGATGAAATTATTATCTTTCCTGGGGATTACGAAGAAATATTTCCATTAACAGTTCCTAATGGTGTAGCTGTTAAAGGATTTGGTATTAGATCTGTTAATATTTTTCCTACAGACGCAACAAAATTTAATGATGCATTTTTACTCAACGGCGACACTACTGTAGAATTTTTAACTGTAAAGAATTTTTATTATGATTCTGTTGCTAACACAGGTTACGGATTTAGATTTGCTCCAGGTGCAACAACAATTGCACGTAGTCCTTATGTACACAATATTACAGTTATAACTCAGTTAAGTACCGTAACAGAAAGCCCTTACGGTACAGAATTATTAGATACACAAGATTATCCGGGAAGTGGGTTTGGTTTAAGTTTTGATCCGTATGCTGTTCAGGTTGAAAAATCACCTCTACCAGCAAATTTTAACACACTTGCAACACCAGGAACAAAGATAGCTTGCTGGATAGTTGATCCAGAAATTTATGACACAGTATATACTGTGTCATCAGTAGTAACTGACCCTTTAGATTCAAACTTTTGGTTAGTAACAGTTGAAGAACCGTTTGCAAACCTTGACCAAGGCAAACCATTTTACTTGTTCGACGGAGTTCCTACAAGTGTAAATGATTCGGGTAGGGGTATACTAGTTGACGGCAGCGCACTCACTCCTAGCAGCAAAGAAGCATCAATGTTATTCTTTAGTGTAACATTAATTACTCCTAACGCTGACGGCATTACTATTACAAATGGTGCAAGGGTAGAATGGTTAAATTCATTTACTTATTTTGCCTATAGAGGTATACATTTAATAGAAGGCACTAGTGGTTTTACACAATTTGGTGGTACAGATCCTGGTGTAGTTAATGTTGGGCCAGGCCCTACTCTTTTTTCTTATACTAGCGATAGCGTAGCCTTAGATAAATCATTTTATAACCAAGCTCTTGTAGATTCTTTAGTAGGACAACAAGCAATTATTGATCGATATCCTAATCCTCCTCTAGTGTACACAGTGGTATCAATTGAGACAGAACCTCTGAATACCGCACTATGGAGAATGACTGTTGATACAGCTTTTGATCCATCTGGGCAACTTAAACCTATTAGTTTTTATCCAGATATTGAAACAACCTTAATTGTTACAAACGGCATTTGGGATACAACTGGCAACTCAGTTGGTGAAAAGTGGGTAGCATGGTTCAAATCCAATCTTCTACCTAATTTTGAAACAATTGTAGGCCCAGACTGGACCATCAATGTAGCAGGTACTTTATAT